ACTGCAGGCACTGGATCAAGCGTTAACATACGCTAAGTCTTGCGGGTGGCGAAAAGCAAGCCAGTGGCTATTGGCAAAAACAGATAGATATATATCTGATGAAGGTTTAAAGAAACGCAGTAAGTTAGGAACACACCTAGATGGCAGCGAAAGCCAAACTGGATAGGAAAGCGATACGCAAGTCCGTATCAACAAAACTATCTAACGCTAAAGCAAAAGCAAAAAAAGAATCAAAACGTGCCGTAAATGCACGGTACAGGGCAAATAAACTACAAGAAAGCCTTGGTAAGATAGACGCAGCTCTCTCAGGACATGGAAAAGAACCTATATCTGAGGAAGAACTACTAGCTTTACCAGAAAAAGTACGAAACCACGTTGCTGAGAACGAAGTTGTCTTTAAATCTAACGATGGACCACAGGCAGAGTTCTTAGAAAGCCCAGAAAGAGACGTATTGTACGGGGGAGCAGCTGGAGGAGGCAAATCATATGCACTTCTTGCTGATGTTTTAAGAGATGTAGGTAACCCTAACCACAGAGGCCTACTACTAAGACGTACTCTACCAGAATTGACCGAACTTATAGACAAAAGTAGGCAATTGTACATGAAAGCAGTGCCGGGGGCAGTGTTTAAGCAAGCAAAGTCTACATGGGAGTTTCCTTCTGGGGCTAAAATATGGTTTTCCTACGTAGATGACGACAGAGACGTAACAAGATACCAAGGACAAGCGTTTAATTGGATAGGAATAGACGAAATAACACAGTATCCTACTCCATACGTGTGGAACTACCTAAGATCTAGACTTAGAAGTACCGATCCACAGCTTGGTCTCTACATGAGGTGCACAGCTAACCCCGGTGGAGTAGGAGGTTGGTGGGTAAAGAAGATGTACATAGACCCATCCCCACCCGGATCAGCATTTTGGGCAAAAGAGTTTGACACACAGAAAACAATAAGGTATCCTGCAGGACATACAAAAGAAGGGCAACCTTTATTTCTAAAAAAATTTATACCAGCAAGGTTGACAGACAATCCGTATCTTGCTATAGATGGGCAATACGAAGCTATGTTGCTCTCCTTACCAGAAGTAGAACGAAAACGATTATTAGAAGGAGACTGGGATGTCGCAGAGGGAGCAGCTTTTACAGAATTTAGTAGATCGCTACATGTCGTGGAATCCTTTGACCCACCTGATGGTTGGGCTAGGGTACGTGCCGGAGATTATGGCTACAGTAGTCCTTCTTGTATTCTTTGGGGTGCTATAGACTGGGATAACAATATCTGGATATATAGAGAGCTGTATATAAAGGGTAGAACCGGCGAAGCTCTTGGTGAACTAATCTTAGAGTTAGAAAGAAACGACCCAACCATGCAAATATCTGTATTAGATGCCAGTTGTTGGAACAGAACAGGGCTAGGTCCAAGTATAGCAGAAACAATGAATAGAAAAGGCTGTAGATGGATACCATCCGACAGAAACAGACTAGCAGGAAAGATAGAAATACATAGAAGACTAGCTTGTGACAGCAGAGGACAACCAAGAGTAAGAATTATGGACAATTGTACAAATTTAGTAAGAACACTCCCTACATTGCCTCTATCTAAGCACAACCCAGAGGATGTAGACACAAAAGCAGACGACCACGCATACGATGCGTTACGATATATGATGATGGTGCGATCTTTGCACAATGCAAGCACACCGTACTATTCTAGTAGGCAGATGCAACGATATGTGCCGGAAAATGAGGTATTTGGATACTGATGGCTGATATTACCGTAGAAGATCTTTTTATTGAGAGGCTTACAACCCAACCGGGAATGACTGCAAAATCTTATGAAGCATTTATGCAGAATACTTCTATACCCGCTGATATGAAAAGTAAAATATTAAAAAGTTTAGAGTCTGGCACTGTAAATGCTGCTAAAGGTTTAAATAAAGCAGATGTTAGTGCAATGATTACAACTATGATAAAATATAGAAATCATAGTTTTCCTGACAATGATATGCGTATAGCTAATATGTCTCCAAAAGATTATGTAAAGTTAAGTAATCAAAAATATATATTAGATAAAAAACTTGGTAGTCCTAAAATATTAAAAGGTTATATGGACCCAACTTTTGAAAAATATACAGATGTTAAACCTATGAGTAGATTATCTGCGGGAGATAGTAGCTATGCCGTAAAGATTGGTGGTCAAGGTGACAGAGTTGTTCCTACAAGTATACCAGATGATATATATGCTACAACAACTCGCCATATAGAAACTTATCCAAAAGGTAGTATTGATAGAATTACTGCTAGGTTACTATTTTTAACAGGAGATAGAGCGGCTGAATTTAGTAGGTTAACTGTAGATAGTTTTGATGATGTAAATAATCCTACATTAGATAATAGCGGTGATGCAGTTAAAAATTTAAAAGCAAATGTTGCTAAAGGTAGATTATCGTATTTTACAGATTTAGAAAGATACTATGTTTTAAGAGCCAGACAGTTAGCTCTATTAGATGGTAGAAAAGAACTTTTTCCAAATGCTGCTGTAATAAATAAAGAAATAGTAGATAATTTAAAAAATACATATGTTCCTGACAATACAGATGCATCTAAAGTATTTAAAGTATTTAATGAAAGATTAGGAGAATATGAAACAAAAAATCCAACAAGAATTTTTATAAGAAATTTAGCTAAAGATAGATCTGGTGCACTTTTTGCACGAGGAGATTTACCACAAGGAGACCCTTTTTATATAACTCAAAATGCTATTAATAATCAAAATTTAACACATGGTATAAAACTTCCAGTATCCATGATAAAATATATGAGTACTGAAGGTGCTTTAAGAACTATAATAACTCCGGGTATGGATATTTTAGATAATCAATACACTGCTTACTCTGGTTATAATTCTGTAGAAAGTTTACTATCTAAAGATGGAGTTATTAATGAGTACAAAAATACTGGTGGTAAAATACTTATACCAGAAACAGAAATTAAAGTAAAACATAATACAGCAATACCTGCAAAAGATGCAATTTTACGTCATACTTACGCTATGGGTTGGATGCCAAAAGCTGCATTAATAGATTGGGAGCAAAGTCACGAAACTAATTTTGCTAAAAATTTAAATTCTAATAGCAGTAGATTACACACTTTAGATGCTAACAATGCTGCCTATATTGATGATGCAGTGTCGGAAGCTCTTCTTAATTCTCGTAAAAGATTTGCTGAAGCTTCAAAATTAAATCAAGAAACTTTAGAGGATATATCAAATAACGAAAAATTTCTTGAAGAAGAAAAAATTAAAAGAAAAACAGAACGTAAATTTAATATAGATGCGGAAAGGGGAGCAAAAGCCCAAGATAGTAGAGATGCAATTAGAGGTACTAATTTAACTGATGAAGAAATTATGGATGAACAAAATAGGTTAGAAGACAGTAGGCCTGTGCGAATGAACGAAGAAACTCCAAGAACATTTCAACAAAGATTAAAAGCTTGGAGAAACGGTATAGGAAAAGCAGGACTAAAGGCACTTCCATATATGGGTCTTCTTGAACCTATTAGATATGCAGTACAAGGAGACAGAGCAGTAGAAGAACAACTTGCTCAATTTGCAATATTTCCAAATGAAGTTCCGGAAAATTATTATACAGGAGAACGGGCTAAAAATTTAAAATCTGCAGAAGAAAAAGACATTACAATTAGGTCTAATCTTATGATGGAACCTGCAAGTACAGAAGAAAACGTAGCAGAATTAAGACAATCAGAAGGTTCTTTTTTATCTGATAAAGATAAAGAAATTTTAGATAGTCGTAAATTGATATATCTAGATGAACAAAAACAAGAAGTATTTTAACAACAACAACTATAAAAGGAGACTACCATGCCACAAGGAGTATCAGGAGCTTACAAATCAGGTTACATAATGGGCCAGATGAGTAAACAAGGAGCAATGAATGAAGCTAATGAAAGTTCATTACATCGTGAAGCTTTAGATGGAAGCATTGCTGGTGCTAATGCCGGTACTATTAACGGACCATTTCAATCTACACAAGACTCTAAATCTGTCTCAGCAAACCAAACAGGTGCGTTAGGTACAGTAATGGGTGCTTCAAAGTACACACCATAATATAGAAGGAACAGTATGTCTGATCCAATTGATGCAAAAGAAGCCTTAGCTGAAGGCTCTGGACTTATAGGTTTAATTCAAGAACGTATGAGAGCAGCCGAAGACGGTAGACAAACCCATGAACAACGCTGGTTAAAAGCGTATAAAAATTTTAGGGGTATTTATGATTCTACTACACAGTACACAAGTACTGAAAAATCTAAGGTATTTATAAAAATAACTAAAACTAAAGTGCTTGCTGCTTATGGTCAAATTGTAGATATTTTATTTGCTAATAAAAAATTTCCAATTACTGTAGAGTCTACTCCTGTACCAGAAGGAATTGCAGAATTTGCTCACCTTAAAACACCAGCTGATGAAATATCATCTAGTCCATATGGTTTTGAAGGTGACGGAAAACAATTAAATCCGGGAGCAACAGAAGCAACTGCTGATTTAGATTTTTTAGGATCATTAGCTAACAAATATGGGGCAGACGCTCCTTTAGCAGAAGGTCCTTCAAGGATGGGAGAACCCCAAATATCTCCAGCTAAAAAAGCAGCTTTGCGTATGGAAAAAGTTATGCATGATCAGCTTACAGATACTAATGCTGTAAATGTTTTACGTCATGCTATATTTGAATCTGCTCTATTGGGTACAGGAATAATTAAAGGACCATTTAACTTTGGTAAAACTGTTCATAAATGGGAAAAAGATGAGTCGGGTGCAAAAACATACACTCCGTATCCTAAATTAGTTCCTCGTCTAGAAGCTGTCAGTTGTTGGGATGTATATTCCGATCCATCTGCAACAAATGTAGATGATTGTGAGTACATTATACAACGTCATAAAATGAATCGTTCCCAATTACGTAATCTTATGAATATGCCTATGTTTGATCCTGAAGCAATAAGAGAAGTTATTGCTGGGGGTGGTAATTACGAAGAAAAGTATTTTGAAGATACAATTCGTGATGACGAAACTCAACCATATGTAGATAGTGAAAGATACGAAGTGTTAGAATACTGGGGAACAATAGATTCTACTTTTGCTAAACAAATAGGATTAGAAGAAGCTGCCGACATGGATGATTTAGATGAAGTTCAAGTAAACATTTGGATTTCAGGAGGTCAAATATTAAGGGCTTGTATAAATCCATTTACGCCAGCTAGATTACCCTATTCTATATTTCCATATGAAATAAACCCCTATCAAATATGGGGTGTGGGTATTCCAGAAAACATGGAAGATGCACAGATGTTAATGAATGGGCATGTACGCATGGCTATAGATAATTTAGCACTTGCTGGCAACCTTGTATTTGATGTAGATGAAACATCCCTTGTACCCGGACAGAATTACGACATTTTTCCCGGAAAAGTGTTTAGAAGACAGTCAGGAGTTACTGGGACTGCTGTAAACGCTATAAAATTTCCTAGCACCGCTGGTGAAAATATACAAATGTATGACAAAGCAAGGCAACTTGCTGATGAAGAAACGGGCATACCAAGCATTATGCATGGTCAAACTGGTGTAACAGGTACAGGCAGAACTGCTGCAGGTTTATCTATGTTGCTAGGCTCTTCAGGATTATCTATAAAAACAGTTATTAAAAACTTAGATGATTATCTTCTTAAACCTGTAGGAGAGGCATTGTTTCAATGGAACATGCAGTTTAATGAAGATAACCCAGATATAGAAGGAGATCTTGAAATTAAACCAAAAGGAGCTGCTTCTGTAATGCAAAAAGAAGTACGTTCACAAAGATTAACAGCATTGTTGCAAACTGTAGGAAATCCAATGCTTGCACCATTTATTAAAATACCAAACCTGTTAAAAGAACTAGCTATATCACAGGATATTGATCCTGACAGCTTAGTAAACGATGTAAACGAAGCACAGATATACGCTGAAATACTTAAAGGATTACAAGATGCCCAACAACCAGAACAACCGGAAGGAGCCCCTCAAGGCCCTAACTCCGCTCCTCAGCCAAGACAAGCTGGAATGGCAGGTGTTG